TTTATTAATAACAGCTTCCATGAAAGTATCAACTTCATTTGGCGGAATGTTACCAATATCAATTTTAAAAATACGTTTTTCTGGTGCTCGCATTATTCTGTGAATAAGCATTGCATCTTCTAACAATGTTAATTTTTGAAATTCTTTACGAGCGCCTTCTAACATACTTCTACCATATGGTAAAAAGTTAGAATCCGACATTAATCTGAAATGTGCTATTTCAAATACATCATACTCATCTTTAGTTCCCATTAAGTGATTAAATTTAATTTTATAATCACCTGTTTTTTCATCATATTCTTCTAATCTTTCAACCTCATATGAAGATAATGGACGAGCATTTAAAATACCAAATTCTTCAGCAATATCCAATTTTAAAAAGAAATCGCCATATTTTGCCATGTTTCTAATCCATGGCCAAAGATTGAATTCAATATTCAATACATCATAAAATAAATTATAAAGAATTTTTTGAATATTTGTTTTTTCAGATTTAATTGTTAGGATTTCTCCAAACTGATCTTCTAATGTGGATTCATCAGCATATATATCTAATGCAGAAGAAATAATTGGATCTTTATCCATCATTTCATAATCAGCATATAGTTGTATACGATTTTGGGAAGTATTGTAATTTGTATCATAACTACCAAATCCTCCAGCTTTATGTGGACTTCCACTATGCAGTCTAGTATATCGGTCAGTTACTTTTGTTTGTGTTATGTTACCGCGAGATTGTAAGCGGTTGGTATCAACTACTTTTACTTTATCTTTACCATATGCACGTACGATAACATTGGTACTAAATAAGTTTTGTAATCTTTGTCTTAATGAAGCCATACTTATATTATATTAATTATATATGTATAAATATAACTAATTACAAAAGCCATGTTAAATTTTCGCTACCATATCCATTTTCCCACTTCCAAGAATCGTTTGAACGATTGGCTCCTGTATAAATAATATTATTACTAGTTTTTTGAAATCCAGATAAGGCTCGCTTATTTAAATCAATTCCTTGCTGTCTTAATTTAAGTGAAGTGTCTCGAAGCCAAAGTGCAATACAAAATGCCATTACTAAGTCATCATTATATCCATTTTGTGATTGTGGTTTACCATTTAGCCATATAAATACAAATAGTTCTTGTATTAATCGTTTACTACGTATAATAGGCGTTCTTTCTCGCATATACATTTCTAATGCAGAAATCATTAATGGTCTAGTTCTCGATGTTGTAGATACTCCAGGAACCATTTGTGATTTGTCCTTCATATCATAACCTTTTTTTAGTTGCACATCTGCATCTACATAACCATCATCTTTGTATGTATAGAATAAGTTTTGATACCCTCTATCTATTGCTGGTTGTATTGCTGCCCAACCTATATTTGCATTTTCAATTGCGAGTAACGCATTGTTCCATTCTGTAGCAACTGTTACTAACATGTTACCAAATTCATTTGGTGGTATCTTACCTTTATATTCAGCTACCTGACGAATATCTTGTGAATCAATTACATGGAATGTTGACCAGTCAGCACCATCGCCTCGAGCAACGTCCGCCACTACTATGTAGTCTCTAGAATAATCCGGGTACTCCCATATCCAATATGCATTATCATATCCTCGTTTTTCTATAGGGTCAACACATTGTGATTCATATTCCTGCAATAAATTACCATCAATTACAGTATGTCCGGAACTAACAAAGTCGCAGTCACATTCTTGAGCAGCTCCATGTTCTCCTAGTAATTTAGTTTGATCATTACGCCATAATTGATCTCGTTCCGGATGTACATCCCATTTTAATCGAATAGTATGAAATCCATTAGTACCAGATTCGGCATCTGCCCATGTTTGATGAAACCAATTACCAATACCATTTGGTGTAGATAATACAATAGCACCACCACCGGTTGATAGAGTTGCTTGTGATGCTATCCAAATTTCTTCAATGTTTCTAATAAATGCAGCCTCATCAACAATTAATAATGATAATGCTTCGGAACGAGCTCCGGTTGATGCACTAGATATTGCTTTTATTTGAGAACCATTTTTAAATTTTAATGATAGCTTATTATTTGATGTTATGGTAGTTTTTAACCAACTTGGTAAATGTTCATTCATTATCTGAACTTTATTCACTAAGTTTTTTGCTACATCTTGTGTGGTTGCAATAACAAGCACATTGAAGTCGTCATTGAATAACATTGACCATAATGCAAACCCCGCAGTTAATGTTGATATACCTAACTGCCTAGATTTTAATATTACATTGTATCGATTATCTCGTAATTCAGTTAATGAATCTTCCTGAAATGGAAACAGATTAAATTTAATCTTACCTCGTTTAGGATGTTGAATATAACAATACTGTTTCATGAAGAAAACAGGATCTGCAGCACATTTCATGTACTGTTGTTGTATGACTTGTTTTAAATTTTGTTGTGCCATTATTGTAATGTAATTGTAACGATCATTTGACCAGTTAATAATGTTGTTATGATTCCGCTTGCAAACCAAAGTGCTTTGTGATCATACCATTTTGGTTGTAACTTTTTTAATTGCAAATCAAAATACTGTTCTCGCTGTTGATATAATGTTATATTATCTTGTAGCAGTGTTATTTTTTTCTGTTTAAAATCATTTTCCAATGAATCTAACTGAATTAAATTTTCCTGATCTTTAATTATAGTTTTTTGTTCTTGAATTATTTTAACGTTAACTGAATCTAAATAATATAAAGAATCTAATGTGAATGAAATATCCAATACCTCTTGTTCAGTAAAACACGTATCGCTGTTTTGAGACGATACGTTAATACTTATAAGTAAGGATATTAGAAATATTAAGTATTTCATCTACGCCTTTTTGTTTTATTTAAAATATTTTTTTTAGCTTCTGATACTGTTTTTACCTCTTCAGGCACATTTTTTTTTGAATCTTCTAGTATTTTAACCAATTCTTTTTTTTCGGTAATTTTTTTCTTAACCTCAATCTTTTCTGCTTCAATCGTTTCTATTTTTTCATCAATAGATTCAATCTCTTTATTATTAGTATCAATTTTTTCTTTAACTTCCGGTAATTCTGTGTCTACTGTAGTTTCTTTTTTTGTTGTTTTAATTAAAAATAAAATTCCAATAATTCCAGCAATTATGCCTATAATAACTGCCCAATATTTTTTAATTGCTGATATCATCTGTTTCTGTTTCTCCGTTTAATTTTTTTAAAAAGTTTTCTTTGAATCTTTCAAATTCTTTTTGAATTTTTTCTTCAAATTCTTCAGGTGTCATTTTAGCTGCCCATGTTTCTAAATCCCCAGATGAATTTGATACGAACTGAGTTGATTGTGTATATGCTTGTTTTAATAAATTAATATCTTGTTCTGCAGAACGTAACCAAGCTAATGCATTATTACGAACTCGTTCTCGTTCATATTCTTCATACTTACCCTGCTTCTTTAATTCATGCTCCATTTCAATCACACAATCAAAACACATATCATGAATTCTTCGCATCTTTTCATCGATGCGTTGCGGATTAGTGCATGTACATTTTTCTTTTGGGCATTTATTAAATGTATTTAATTCATCACGTATTTGTTGAAATACTTCTGAATTTTTTGTTTTTTTGATTCGGAAGCCGTCCCGTTGTTCTATAACATATATGTTTCCAGTAACAGGATCGGCTTCTTCCCAAATATCTCCAACTTCGTGTCGCTCATTTCTTTTTGCTTTGGATTCTGCATCAGAAAATCCAACAGTTTTCTTTGTTTGGAATTTATGATTGCCATCAATCATTTGTTGAACGGCTTTAATATTTTGTAACTTTTTTGACATATCGTAACTTTTATTTATTATTATTTTGTTTTATTAGATTTTGCGGATAGCATTGCTATTTTTTTAATAGCTAATGATCTTAACAGTCTATAAAAATCTGCTTGTTTTTCTTCTGGCATCGATAAATTTATAACATTTGAAATAGATTTAAGTCTATAAAGATCATTCTGTTCATCTTTTAGACTAGAAATATATCGTTCGGTTGCAGCTGCTTCTTTTGTTCGATTTTCAGTTTCTGCATCTTCTGGTGTTTCTTCAGCTTCTGGGGCTTCTGGTGTTTCTTCAGATTCTGGTTCTACAGGTTCTTCGGCAGCAGGTTCTTCTGGCATCGTTGGCATTGCAGCTGCTGCAGTTGACACTTCCGGCGCCGGTGCAGCAGGAGTTTTTTGTGCTGTAGGTTCTGTGGTTACTGGTTCTTCTACTGCAGGTTCTTCGGTTGCTGGCTCTTCAACGGCAGGTTTTTCGCCTTGTTCATTTAAAAATGCAGCACGTACTTTTTTTCGTATATATTCTTTAATTAAAGCTTCTTTTTGTTCTACAGTTAATTTCTTAATACGATCTCGTAAAGATTCTTTAGTTAAATTTCCCTTTTTATCTTTAGTTACTTCTTTTTCTTCGCTATCTTCTCGCTTCTTCAACTTTTTAAGTGCCTTCTTAGGATCATAATCGCCATTTTCTAAATCAGCATACAATCTATCATCGGCATTCCACTTAACATCATATGTACCATCATCTACAAACGGCTTATCCGTTTTACGTAAAAGATTGGGAATAGTATCACCATTTGATTTAGGATTCAGTTTTCCTTTTTTATCATCCGTTGTATAATCCTTAAGATCTTTTCTAGCTTTTGGTTTTTGTGACTTTTCTAGATCCTTTGGTGCTTTGTACTTGCTTTTATGTTTTTCAGCCATTATAATTTTCCTATTTTAATATAAATATTAGCGTTGATATTTTAATAATCCTAAAATTTGATTAACAGGAGCAAATGCACCGGTTAATTTATATGTATTACCTCTGTATACGAATACTATTCCTTCTGATGGTACAATTGCTTCAAACCCGCCTAGCTTTTGTATACGTCCTAATTCCACCTTTAATTTATCCAATGTTTTAATATCATTGCTAGTTTCTAATTCTTTAATCAGCTGAGCTAATTCAGATTTTATAGCTTGAACTGCATTTTTTGGATTAACCGCTAAAAAGTTTTCTGCATTTTTTAATACTACAGCGCCTAATCTCAAAAATATAGATTCGAATGGTTCCATGTTTTGTTTTTGAAACTTTTTAAAATCTGTATCATCAAACGCAATAGCCCAATTTAAAAATTCCGGATTTGCAATTTGCTTTTTTAACACGGTTAACTTAGTACTCTTATCATTGAATGCCCAACGGTATATTAAAGCAGATAAAACATCTTTTGGAATATCATAACCAAATTCATTAGCTTTAGCCATTATAATTTCACTCCACCATGCTTTATGATATTCCGTAACTAAATCAGTATCTTTTAAATTATAACGATTTCTTAATTGATCTACTTCATTAATAAATGCGGCTTCTTGATCTTCAAAATTATCTACTCGACCCAATTTAATTTGTTGTGGTGGTATTATTTTAAATCCAGTTCCATATATCGGATTACCAGACTGATCTTTTTTCTGTAAATCTATATTAGCTTCGTTAACTATTCGTTGAATTAATGCTCCACCAGTTGCATCTGTTTCTACAATATTTCCATCAGCATCATATTCAACTAAATTATGGAATTGTAATACTGCAGTTTCATAGGCAATGACATTTTTAGTTGCCGGATAAATAATTTCCATGTTTGCAAATACCCGGCCGTTTTTGAATACTTCATTTAATTTATCTGGTGATACTCTACTAAATGCTTCAGTTAAATCTTCCCCCGCATTTCCAAATGCTTCTGATATAGGTCCTCGATTATCGAACTTTGCTTGTAATTCTGCAGTTGTCATTGGTTTAATAACAGTACCTTTATTACGAGCAAATCCGATTTGTCCATCTTTCCAAGTTACTTGTATGTTCTGCCCATCAGTCTTTTCGGTTACTGGAATTCCTTCTACATTTAATTTTCCAGCTAATGCTCGAGATATTAATTCTTTCATATCACCGAATGTCAAGCCATGTTGATCGTATGGATGCATCATATGGCCTGCAGCACCGCCTTCTGTAAGTAATGATTTTGAATTTACTGATTCTTTAATCATTGGCGATTCAATTTTTGCTCCGAATACTGTTTTAGCAAATTTATCAAAATCATATTGAAAGCTTTTACCATCATTCGAATCTAAAAAATGCCTTAGTTTTTTAATTTTAACATCATGTTTTTCTTTGTTCTTTTCGCCCATGGCACCTTCAAACATTGTTTTCCACCATACTTTAGAAAATACCGATTCTTGTACACCAGTAACTATCTGCCAAATATTTTTAACAATTTCATCCGGCGTGTTCGGATACCCAAATTTAAATGTTTCATAGTCTCGATTTGCAATTGCATCGCGAAGTGATGATGCCGAAATAGGCTCTCCATTTGCATATAATAACGGATCGATATCTATATTCATTTCAACTGCATCAACACCGGCTGGCATTTTTCTACTATTTTTATCTCCTATAGTTTTATATTTATCTACATTTGGAATAAAATCTTTTACTCGGGCATAATCATCACCTTTAGTAGACGCCGCCATTGCATATCGACCAGTGTCATCGTTTGGCAATGCAAATATGTATTCATATGCAGCTGTTGTCGGAGAATTAAATGTAGTTGGTTGTATTTCAATTTTTGAATTTGTATTCATTAAATTGAATATTTCAATGCTTTTTTCTCTTGTTATACCATCTCGTTGTTTATCTCCAATTAATAAAATAACTCGTTCGACTTCTGTATTTGCAGCATAACGTTCTGCTATCTATATAATTCTTTTGTTATAAATATTATATTATTTAAGTCCATGTTCCATACGCTGATAATATACGATAATCATCGATAGCATTATCCGTAGCAATTAATTCAATTGTTGCATATGGAGATATTGATGATTGTGTTGTTGCATTATTAATTTGCGTAGATCCATTTGGATTAATTGTTAACCGATTTGAATCACTTGTAATTTTAACAAATCTTAAAATAGCACCGGGAATTTGAGTATTATTAGGTATTTCAATTGTCATAGCTCCCGCACTAGTATTTACAAAATATACGCTTCCAGATGCATATTGTTGCGAATATGAAAACGTATTAGTTGTCCCAGTTAATGTGTGAAATTGTCCGATTGCTTCAATTCCATGATTTACAAATACACCTCGATTATCTAATGTAGTACCACCAAAATCAGAAAAGTTACTACCAGATCCGTACATTATCGATCCCGTACTAGACCCCCTCGCCAATACAATTCCATTTAAAAACGTTTTTTGTATTGGAATTTCAGTACCATTTATTGCTGCTACATATGAATTGTTATTTTGTGCAGTGCCAAATTGATATACATTTCCTGGACTTAATCGTATTGTTGACATAAAAATAAATTTAATTTATATTATAAAATATTATTAAAATCCACCAGCTTCTGGAGGTAAACTTTCCCAACCACCATCTGGTGGACTTTGTTGTATTGAACTATAGCCTCTAAAAGATCCGACATCGGTTGATATATATACAACTGCGCCCGTGGCAATTTCGATAAAACATTCAGCTGATTGGCCTGCAGATACTTCCGGAAATATAATCGATCCAATTGGAATTACACCAGTATACGTAACCGATGTATTTAGATCAGTCCAAGATCCCCGAGCCAATGAACAAGATATTATAGCATATTGAACTTTTTCTCCACCATATGTACCATCTAAAAATAATTGATAATATGGAACTGTGCTAGGATCACCATCAAATGTTGTTTGTAAATAACTACTAGAATTTGCCGTAGTAATAGTTACTGATTTTCTTCGTATAATATTAGATGTATTAACACCAGAGAACAATGCATTACTAGCAGTTACAGATCCATTTGCGGATACGCTAAAATTACTAGATGATATTTGTAAATTTCCACCACTACCAGAAATAAATTGTGTATTGTTACCAAAAAAGAAATTTGGTGTTATTAAATTTATGTTGGACCCGGATATGGTTGCTGCATCAGAAACTTTAAGTGTAAACGCATTATTACCAAATGATATTAAGTTATCAGCATCTTTCTTAAATAAAAATTCGCCAGACGAACTTATATAAGCATTCCATGCACTAGCATTATAATATCCTAAATACTTTTGAGATAAATATAAACCAGCACCGCCACCAGGAGTGTCATTTGGTTTAACTATTTTATTTGCTGCATCGGTTACTATGCGATCTGCAGTTGATGATGATACGGATGATAACGCACTCGCAGCAGATGAAGAATTTGCATTTATAGTAGTATTTAAAGATGCCGATAATGATCCGGTGGCAGTATTAATAGATGCGGATACTGATGCGGGAGTGGCAAATCCACTTCCACCTGTAATATTAACAACTCCTGATAATGTTACATTGCCACTCGGATCTAAATAAAAATTACTAGATGATATTGCTATTGATCCGTTGCTACCACTTATGTATTGACTTGAACTGCCAAAATAAAATGATTTTGTTTTAACGACTAGTTCTGATGGATTTGTTCGATATCGGAAATAATTATCTCGATCTGCATATAGTTCTAATCCAACCCCGTTATAATTGTTATCTGTTGCTTTCATTGCTGATCCGGACCATAATAAGAATCCGGGATATCCGGCATTGAATCCATCATATCCTAGCGATCTAATATAGCCAGTATCTTTATATCCACTAATTGCAATTCCATTTTCTAATGAATCAGCAACATATAAAGAACCAGTTATCATGGAGTATTCTCCATCGACATAACGATTCCCGCCTTGCCAACTTATATTATCTAGATAACTTATTTGTTTACTTTTAGCACCATCAGAATTATAATATTCAACTTTAAATGAAAACTGCACATTTGATTTATGTGGTGTTGGGACTAAACTACGTAATCTGGTATATGCTGGAGTAAATCCCTTATCATTATCAGTAGTAGTTTGTATATCAGATAATTTCCATTCTCCGCCTTTAATAACAAATATTAATACGCCATCGCCGGTTGCGTCAGCATCAAAATAAAATGTTTGATCATCAAATCTTTGCGAATCATTATAAGTATACAAATCACCAACTTTTTTTCCTAACCGGATTGGCAATTCTTGATTATAATAATCTCCATAGTCATATTTAAATGCACTACCAGATACATAAACTAATATATTAGGAGCAGTATCACCGGTTGCTGCAGTTTTTGTTCCTATAGCATCAAATGTTATTTTGTATGATGCACCTTTAATAAATTTCCCAGCTACCGATGAATTAGTTTGTAATACATGCACTCGGTTTCTACTAGATAAATCAGCGTTGCTAGATATTTTTATTGCATTTGATAAATCCGTATTATCATAAACTAATGTAGGTGCAGTTTGTGCAGATTTGCCTAAATATGATGTAGCTGTATAATACGTATTAATTACAGTTTGCGATGTAATATTTCCAATAGATTTATATGGTTCTACTGATGCTGTGTTCGTAACGAATATATTAGTTTCTTCTAATTCAATATCATTAATTAATTCCCAAGTACCAACCGTACCTGTATTATTCATGAATAACTTAATACGAGAAACATCTCCAGCAACAGGTTCTAAATTATCAATTTCTACTAATGCATATGATTCTGAATTTTGTGTCGGTATGTATGTAGGGGTAGCTTCATATGAAATTGAATATGAAGATAGATCAAACATATTAAACGTATGAGGTATTATACTTTCGCTACTAGCAATTTTATATTCAGTGTCTAATAATATACTACTAGTAGATAGTACTTTTTTAATTGTAGAAATATACGGAATTGTTCCTATGGCATAATATGGCGGTGGCAATGAATTAACGGGCGCTGATATTGTTACAGTACCACCAATCATTTGACTATTAAAAGATCCACCGGATATTATTAATATGGGCTGTGAATTTTTTGATATGTATTGAACTTTACCGGTTGAATAAGTTGGATATTGTGTTGTAGTATAGGTTCGATTTAATTGTACACCTACCTGTTCTTTAAGATTTAATGTCGGTAAAGTTTCAAATATAATTTCCGTTGTATTTTCTTGTGTAGGATTAACTGGAACTTTTCTAGACCAACGAACATTTGGTTTATCTTTCCATTCAGTTGGTATAGTTTGGCCAAATAATGAATTTGCAACTGTAACTAATGTTACATCGGCATCTCCAGGAGGCGTATCACTATATATATAAATTGAAACTATTCTAGAATCATCTTCAGTTATAACCGAAGTAACTTCATTGTATATAGGATCACCATTATAATCTAATATTTCAATATTTAAATAACTTCCATTATTTAAATTATTTGGATTTCCTTGAAGTTTAAAGATGTTTTTTCCTGCTGTTAATCGCAGTGGGAATTCTGTGATTCTAAATAATTCATCTGAATTTAAACTAGTATCTTCGAAATAAACAGGTATACTTCTTAAATTTCTATAGACCGGTGTTTTTTGCTTCATACCAACATTTATATTTTTTTAATATAAATATCATGTATGGTAAATCTGGCTAAATTTTTCTATTTTATTAACTTCAATTAAATTATCAACCATATCTCGCATTGAATCAACATGTGATATAATAATTGAAAAATCAAACTTAGTTCGAAAATACTCAAATAGATTCACAACTGCTGAAATATGTTCTTGATCTAAACTGCCCCAACCTTCATCTATTGCAATAAAATTTGGTCTAGGCAATGCAGATACATTGATGAGTGCTATACGAATTGCCAATGAAGATAAAAATCTTTCCATACCGCTAGTTAATTCCAATGGCCAAAAATTATCTTCATCATAAATAATATAACCATTAATATTTTTACCATCTGTTTGTAACACCATATTAAAATCAACAACTTGATTCAATACATTGTTAATTTCCATTTCAATTTTAGGAATTGCTTTTGATATTAACTCATACGGTACACCGTCTCTACTAACCGAATTTAAATAGTATTCATATGCTTTATATTCAATCTCTAGTTGTTTATACTTGTTTAATTGTTCAATTGCAGTTGATTTATTTGTTTTTGCAACTTCAATGGCTCCATGCTTTGATTTAATCGTATCTGTAATTGTTTTTAATTTTTGTACGATTGTTTCAATTGCAGATTTATTTGCCGCAATTTGAATATCTAAATTTTTATTGTGATTAATCGCAGTTTCATTTAAACGAAATAATTCTTGTCGTTCCAATGTAGTTTCTAATTCAGATTCCCTAGTTTGCAATTCATTTTCTATAACTTGAATTTGCAATTCACTACGTTCAATTTCTACTTTTTTTAGATCTTGAGTTTGTTTTAATTTAATTAATGCATTATATTGTGTTTCCGAATCAGTTAATTTAGAAATTTTAATATCTAACAATTCCAATTTATTTTGTAAATCTTCTAGTATATTTCGGTCACTAATAATCGTGTTCTTAGCCTGTTCTGCATCTTGAACGAAAATGTTAGCTGTACAGTATTGGCAGTTCGGATCATATTCATGTTCGGAAAGATGATTAATTTTTTGTTGCTTCGCATCTACAATTCCTTCTGTGTATTTTATTTTATTAACTAATTTAACTCGATCTTTTTTGTTAACTTAGTTTCAGTTTCAATTAACGCATTGATGTCTGGGCCGTTATATGTAGTTGGTTGTTTTGTTTCAATTAATGTTACAATTGTATCTTGTAAATCATTTCTTTTTTCTTGCAATTCATTTTCGGTAGTTTCCAATTGAATAATAGAATCCTGATTATCAATTATAATTGTATCTGAATTATTAATTAAAATTGAAAAATCTGTTTTCTTGTATTCTTTTAATTTGCCGGCAGTTTCTTTAATTTCATCTGCAGCTAACTGATACAATTGTTCAAAAACAGTTATATCTAAAAACTGCGAAAGTAAATCTTTTCTTTCTCTTTGTGATTTTTCAATAAAGTTATTATTATCTGCCTGTAATGAAAATGCAGTTAATATAAAATCATCGTATGTTCCTAAATAACGACGAATATTTTTATTTGTATCACTACGTTCATCTCCATTTAAATTTTCAGTATCGGTATAAAAATTAACATCTACTTTAACATGCCCATCTTTTTTACGTTCTCCAGATCGAATAACAGTATATACAGTTCCGTTAAGTTCAAAAACAAATTTACCGGTAAACCAATTTCTTTTATTATTTAAAACTTCATGAGCTTTACCGGTCTTACTACATTTATCAAATATAGTATATGTAATTGCGTCTAATAATGAAGATTTACCACTAGTATTTGCTGCAAATAAACCTACAACATCTGATAAATTTTCAAAATTAATAAGATTGCCTTCACCATATGAAAACATATTATCAAATTCAAATGAAATAGGATGCCATGTAACATAACGAACTGAATCTAGTACTGGAAGTTTTGAATTAATTGTTCGATTAATATAACGGATTGCATCTAACTCTTCTGTAGTAGCTTGCGGATATTTTACTGCAATATAATCAGTAATTAATGTATTCTGATATTCAGTATCTCGTACATTTCCTATAGTAATAGTTGCATTTTTTTCTGCGGTACCAATATCAGATTTTCTTTGTATGGATATATCTTGTCCTTTTTCATATCTGCTGCACTAGTACCATTAAATACTATTCTGACTCTAGGTTTATTAGGAACTCTACTAGGACTCTTTACTAATTGTGTTCCATTTAATTCAAATGTAACATAACCATATTCATTTTCAATTTCAACAAACTCGGCATTTTTAGTTTCTAGATCCCATACTAATATTCCATGCTCTAATGCTTCGCCATAATTTTGTTGAATCAAAGATCCTGGATATGCAATAGTTTTCTCATCATTTAAAAATTGAGCTGGTTTATGTATATCTCCTAGTAAAGTAATATCGTGTCCTTTAAATATTTCTGTAGTAACATGCTCATTTGAAATAGTATATCCAATATCAGTTTTTGCTGTATTAACAGCACCGTGGTGCAATGCAATTTTATATGTAGCATCAAAATCTTTTGCAGAAATATATTCAGATGGAGCTACATCAACAGCCATATGGTTAAATACAACACCGCCAAATTCAAACAATCCATTTTCTTTTATAAAGGTAATATTAGGATTATTAATTACATCTAATACTGGAGATATTGCATCGATACGATTTAAATTATTTAAGTTCATGTCATGGTTTCCTAAAATAACAATCGTAGGAATTTTAAAACCATTAAAGAAATAAACAAGCATTTGTACCAACTCAGGCGACATATCTAGTTTTGCATGAACGATATCACCAGTTATAACCACAATATCATCTTTAGTGCATGTGCTATCGATATAGTTATATAAATTGTTAAATACATCACGATATTCACCATGTCTCTTTAAGGTACGAATATGAATATCCGAAACATGATAAATCTTATTAATCTTTTTTATATTGGTTGATATTTTTTTTATTTCCATAACAATGACATTCTTAATTTCATTACATGCTCGAAAGTTAAAATCGTAGTATTTTGTATTATTTCATTGATTTTTAAAAAACCTAATTCCGATGCATCATTTTCTTTTAATTCTATAAAATAAACATTTAAACCTTCAGCCATGAATTTTTCGGCGATAGTTAATGCATTTTTAATTGCATCTGCATCTAGACAAATGTATATATCTTTAACTCGTTTTTCAATAATTTTTTTCTGAAGTGCAGGTTGAATTATTTTACCAAATAATGGAATTGCATTTCTTTTAACTGCAATTGCATCGAATGCACCTTCACATAATACAATTGGTTGTGCCCAATTAATTAACATATCAAACCCAATTATATCTTTCGAAACATTTGGATTCTTATGTTTTTGTGTATCATCTTTATAAAATGCTCGAGATACAAAATAATTTAATAAACCATTACAATCATAACTAGGTATAATAATCTTTCCGCTATATTGACCATTTTCAGAATATCCAATTCTATATTTTAATATATCAAATATAGTAACACCTCGTTTTTTTAAATAATGTATTGCATTACGATAATCAGGTGTATTTTTAGATATCCATAATGGTTTATAATCTTCCGGCAATTGAAGTGTTACAACTTTTTCTGCAACAGAATCATTTTGTTTATACTTTGTAGATTCAATTATTTTAGACAACTGTTCGAACTTATCTTTTGATAAATTTAATTGTTTAAATAATGAAGATATTGATCGACCTTTTTTATCAGAAATCCAACAGTGCCATGGATTATCTCCGGCAGATGTTGTATTAATATTAATTTCTAATTTTGGTTTATAATGGGAAACGAATGGAGAGAAAAAAGCGATATTATCGCCAGAAGTAGTTTTACCTTTACCTAGTATTGATTCTAGTAACTGTAATAACTTTAGATTCTTCATATTATATTATAATATAAATTAGTATAATAACCAAGTAATTATAATATTATTAGTTCATTACATACATTTCATTTCTGAATGAACGATCATTCAAAATTAAAATTTAGAATAATCTATTAATAAAATAAATTTCATTAACATTTATCAATATAATAAAAATAATTCACAATTCCAACCTTTACTTAAAAAATGTTGATATGTCATTCGGTTGTTCGCCTTTTTTAACACATTCTTCCATCCATTCATATGGAATTAGTTTTTTTGCAACATGTTTAATTCCCAGTTTTATTGCATATGATTCATATGTAGTTGAACTAGATTTAGATATTTTTTGAGAAGGATTTTGAAAAACTAAGCGAATATCAATGCCCGGATTTGATGCTAAAACATGTTTCATTTTTAAACGATCAATCGATGTCCATCGTCCTTTTGTTTCGATATACATTAATTTACCGTTCTTTTTAACAAAAACAAAATCCGGAGTA